TGCAAATGAGAAGATTCTGAATATGCTAGAACCTTGGTGTAGTAGGATAAATGTAGACATACCAAAGGAAAAAGTAGATGATTATATCCGATTAGAACAACCAAACACTCAATTCGATTTGACTAAAAGAATCAACCAAACCACAGATTCAGACATAGTTGTAAGCTTCGATGCAAACAAATTGACCCAATACTCATACAATCTAATAACCGAATTGTCATCAGTATTTGAGTCGTCTGAAATTGAGGTTGGTGAGTTCGAATTGGATATATTCAGAGTCAAAGTGAATAAAGTAAAAACATACGAAGATACACTAATTCATCTGAATTGATGTATTTATAGGAGATATGAGATACTATATTTTACTTCCAGATGATGTGGATGGTGAAGAGGAATACTCAACAAACATCTTAGGTGAATCGTCTTTCAAAAACTTTTGGGCAGAATCAGGCTTTGAAATATTTGAAAGGATGGTACACAAATATCCCGATACATTAGAATCTATTACAATCAAAGATGAAAAGGGAAAAGAATATACACCAGAACAATTCTTAAACGCAATAAGTAAACTTAAAATCATAAAGGAATAACGAATGTCAAAAATCAGACTTAATCAAATCAACTTTGAAAATTTTGATGAGTTAGAAGAGTTATATGAAGATTCTGTAGGAATGGTTCATAACAAAAAGAGAAAGCATGGAAAATTTAAAGAGAACAACGATGACGAAGAGTTATCACAATCACAACGGGTGTCTTCCAGAAGGGGAGAGGGTGATAGTTATATCAGTAAACGAACAAAAGCAAGAAGCCAAAGTAGCAGACCCATTTGATAGGGAATGGGTTGTCCCGATGGGTAGTGTTAAATTAGATTAACCCATATTTATATTCAAAGAACTTACGAAGGAATCCATGCCATCGGTTAGTAAACAACAACAGAAGTTATTTGGGTTAGCATTATCAGTAAAGAGAGGTGACACTCCAAAGTCCAAAGTATCCAAACAAGTAAAGAATTTGGTGGACAGAATGAGTGAGAAGGATCTTGAGAAATATGCTAAAACAAAACGGAGTGGTTTACCAAACAAAGTTGAGATGGAATTGGAATCATTGATTAATAAGATTGATGAGGAGTGGTCAGACAAATACAAACGAAGTATCGATTGTAACAACCCCAAAGGGTTCAGTCAGAAAGCTCATTGTCAGGGTAGAAAGAAAAAGTAAGTAGTAAAACACAGGGGTATGAATGGGAAGTTTCACAAGGGATGAGGTACGAAACGCAGTAAAGAAAAAAGGATACAGATGGTTCGAAGGAGGTGACTATAACCTCAACATCGTAGGTATCAGAAATTCAGAAACAGGTGGTAAGGTAACCAACCGATTCGATGATTGGGTAACGGTATCATATTCGATTGGTACTAATATGATGTATCATCAGTTTGAAGCAACTACGGATCCTGGCTCCCATTGGGAAAAAAACTTACTGAACGAAGCTGGTGTCGCAATCTTAGTTCCTGGACAATACAAAAGTTCACATAAAATTGGCTTACATCAAGGTAAGTACCAAGCACTCAGACAAAAGTCCCCACTCAAAGTCTATAGAGACAACAACAAAGATGGTACATACGATTTCTCAGAGGAAAGCATCAAAGAGGGAATCTATGGTATCAATATTCATAGAGCCACTGGAAGGGAGGGTGGTAAATCTGTACAAATAGATAAGTGGTCTGCTGGTTGTCAAGTAATCGCAGCAAATGATGACTTCAAATTGTTTATGGAGTTGGTCAACAAAAGTGCGACACTCTATGGAAACTCATTCACATATACATTAATCGAAAGTTCTGACATCGAAAGTGGAAGTTAATAAGATGACATTAATCAAATCAACAGCTGCCCAAATCATTATGGCACTATCCACATTTTGTGGGTTTATGATGAGTTACTTTATGAAACTCACAGCGGACAATGTAGAACAATACTTAGCAGTTGTATCGGTAATGTTGTTGGATGGATTCTTTGGAATCATCGCAGGTATCAAAAGAGAGGGTTTCAAAACCTATAAGGCACTTAGGGTGTTGAAGAACATATTCGCATGGGAGTTGATACTGACTGCTATACTATCAATCGAAATAGGATTTACAGGTACGGCATGGTTGTCAGAAACAATATTAGCACCATTCTTAGTCTTCCAACTTATATCAGCACTCAAAAACGCATCTATGGCTGGGTTCATCAAAAACGAATTACTGAATGAGATTCTTGATAAGATTGATAGGCATAAGGGAGAACGAGATAAGAGTCAGTAATGAACATATTCAGAGGTATATCAGTTACAGGTAAGTTATCACTATTAACATCAATCATCATTATGATGGTTTTTTTTGTTATACAAACCTGTGTAGTATTTGAATTAGTTGAAACATCCTTAGCATTAGAAAGATTTGGTTGGTGGTGTATTGTACTCTTCATGCCACCATTTTTCAAAGTGGGATATGAACTAAGTAAAAATGTTAAGGTAAGAGAAGAAACTGTAGATGCACAGCTATCGGCAATCAATAGGTCTAACCTCGTTGTAACAATTGGTATGGATGGTAACATCATTCAAGCAAACGAAAACTTCTGTAATCTTATGGGGTATACTACATCAGAGGTCATAGGTAAACCACATAGACTTATGGTGACCAAATCATACTCAAAGAGTAAAGAGTACACCAACTTTTGGGAAACGCTACGAAGGGGTGATATCATTACTAATCAGTTTCAGAGAGTTGCAAAGGGTGGTAGTGAAAGGTGGTTGTATGGTAACTACACCCCAATCAGAAACAAAGATGGTGAGTACACAAAGGTACTGAAGATAGCAACTGATGTAACAGCACAACATGATGCAGAAGAGATAGTAAACCAAAAGAACTCATACTTAGAACACGCAGCTAAGATACTCAGACATGATATGCATAGTGGTATCAACACATATATGCCGCGTGGACTATCATCATTAAAAAGAAGGTTAACGAAAGACTCAATAGATGAATTGAAAATAAAAGCACCTCTCAAAATGTTAGAAGAAGGGTTGAAACATACCCAAAAGGTATATGAGGGTGTTAAGGAATTTACCAATTTGGTAAAAGAGAATGTACAATTAGATGTTGAGGAGTTTAATTTAGGAGAGATACTCGAAGACTATCTTTCATCTACATCGTACAAAAAGCAAGTTTTAATCGGAGAGTTACCCACAATAGAGGTAAACGATGCATTATTTTGTACAGCCATAGACAACCTCATTCGTAATGGATTGAAGTACAACGATAGTTCTACGAAGATGGTTTCAATATATATGGAAGACAAAGATACATTATGTGTAGAAGATAATGGTAGAGGGATGACTACAGAAGAGTTTGTTGAGTTGTCCAAGCCATATAAGAGAAGAGAAGGTCAAGAAGAAGGCGGATCGGGATTGGGGTTGAATATATGTATCGCAATTCTGAATCAGCATGGTTTTGATATGAGTGCAGAAAAAGTTAAATCAGGAACTAAATTAAGGATAAGGTTAAAATGAGCACAATGATTAATTCTATTTTGTTGGTGGATGATGAGGATTTGTTCCACTTAGTATTTGAAGATGCGTGTAGTATTTTGGACATAACCCTTTCATTGGAAGCATTGAATTCTTCCGATGAAGCAGATGCAATGTTTAAGAAATGGTTTCCAAACGACCCAAATCACGAAAGACCCGAATGTGTATTCGTTGATTTGAACATCGTTGGTTCATCGTTTGATGGAATCGAACTGATTCATAAAATCAACTTTGACTATGGGAACGGATGTGTAATTGGTATTATTTCATCATCTGATGATAACCAAGAAATTGAGAAAGCAAAAGAAGCAGGTGCTCAGTTTTGGATTATCAAATCAGATGACATTGAACCGAGATTGGAAGAGTTCAGAAATGACTACGAAGGATACTTAAACAAAACCAACCCATTCAAAATATATAAGTAAGTGGTTGTAACAAGTCATACGAGAGATGTACTCTTAGAGTTAGCCTCAAAGAAGAGAGTTTACTTAGAGGGTAACATCTTAAAGATAATCAAAGCAGAAGATGGTGATACTGATTTTGCTGAGTATCTTCAGACTTGTATAGAGAGGGATGCTACTGCTAGGAAGAAGAGGTTGTCTGTAACCAAACAAGTACAAGAACAAAACAAAGAGTTAGAGACATTGTTCAAAGACGCAGAATCTGCGAGGGAAGAATCTGA